CAAGCCCAAATTGGCGCAACATATTGGCGGCTTTACCAACTAAATGCTCAGATGTATAGGGTTTTTGTCTAGACTTATCTAATTCATCAGCTAGTTCATTTGCGTTCATTTTCTCACCTGTAAAAGTATTGGCCCGAATCTATAAACATAGTATAAATCGCCACCATTAAATCGTAAGTCGCCCCAATGAAACACACCCCCTCTGTGCCAGTGTGTTATGTGTAGCTTTACTTTCATACCTTCTCCACTTCTGTCCAAGCCGCAAAGTGACATAACTGTCCGTCTTTATCTTTGCAGTAACTATACATTCCATCAACGTGTCCAAACCAATATGCCTCATCAAGGTCTACATCATCATGTGCTGGAGGTACTCTCAATTCTTCATCAGTGATTTTAAACCAATCACCTTTACTCAATTCATATAGCTTCATAGTGTCTCCTGAATCTCTAACATCCGACCAGTGTCTTTGTTGTAGAGCAAGCTTGCACAGTGAGGACTGGTTAACCCACTGAAGCGATTCTTTAGAATACTAACCCTCGTAGTATTACGTTCCATCGGGTCTTCATGCTGAGCATTACGAACTAAGCCAATGACAATGTCAGATAGCTGAGCAATCGATGCAGAGCCACGCAACTGTGATAAGGATGTTGCAGCACCTTCCTCATGTCCTTTTGATTCAGGTCTTTTCAGGTGTGATACTGCAATCAAACTAATACCTGTTTCTTGCACAAGCATACGAAGCTTAGTCATAAGTTCATCGATAGCTTTACGCTCATCACCATTAGACTGAGAGGATACAACCATGCTAATATGGTCAAGAAAGACGTACTTGCAGTCTGCTGCTTTGGCGAAATAGCGTATACGATTGACCACATTGTCGATATCAGTAGAACCAAAGTTATCCCAAAAGAAAAGCCTATCAGTGCCAAGTGTTGTATCAAAAGCATTCTTTAACTCCTCAGGGCTGACGAGTGTGTCAGGTAGGTGTAGTGGTTTATTCAGATGGAGCGACATGATACCACGAGCAGTCTTACGTACTGACTCCTCCATAAACATCAAGCCGATGTTACCTTCTGAAGATTGAATTAAGTGCCATAGAATCTCTCGTAAGAATTGAGACTTACCTAGTCCTGAGCCTGCACAGACTGTGATGAGTTCTCCTGGACGAATGCCGTAGGTGAGTTCATTGACTCCTGCCCATGGATAGAGTGCAGATGATTTCTCCACAGGTTTATTAACTTCGTCCCATAGCGTAGAGCCTGCGATGATTCCATCAGGTGTCCACTGCTCTGCTGCCCACCATTGTTTGACATACTCTGCTCCTTTGCCTACTGCAAGATAATCACACGCATCTTTAAAACCTGAGACATGCTTCACTATTTTGCACTTGCTACCAAGAATCTCTGCTACTTCGTTGGCTGCTTTCTGTCCTGCCTCATCAGCATCAAAGCAGATGTAGATACTCTCGAATGAAGATAACCACTCATAAGCCTGTTTAACATCCTTTAAGGCTGCTTGAGCACCGTTACGTACTGAGACGTTAGCGTACTTGCTACCACTCATCTGAAAGCCTGCGAGAGCGTCTAGTTCACCTTCGTGAATCGTTACTGTCTTACCGCCTTTAGCGAACAACTGCTGACCGAACAGTGTAGTGTTCTTCCACTCACCAGTAATACCAAAAGACTTAGTCTCTACCACACGATTCTTAGTGGCTACAATAATGCCTTCTGAATCTGCGTAGGGATAATACTGCGTAGTCCCGTCTTGGGATACTCCATAATGCTGACAAGTATCTCGTGTGATACCTCTGTCGCTAATCGACATAACACTACCTTTAATTTCTAACATACTTTTCTTCCTTGTAGGCGCAACATAACTTTCTGTTCCATCACCTTTAATATGATTACCACAAACAAAACAATATTCATGGTTATCATCATAAATTGCATTACCATCTGAGCTTCCACATTTAAGACATGGAATATGTTTTATTAAATTGCTCATTTTCTCTCTATTTAGTTAATGTAGTTTAATATTATAATAATAACTTAATAATCATCTAAGTTACTTAAATCATCTAAGTAGTAATCTAAATCATCTATGTCTTCACTACTTAGTAAATCTACTCTGTCTCTATATAGTATATCTGTTTTTACTGTTTTAAGACATTTTAAACACATATCAAGAAAATCGTTAGTATTCACTGACTTAATCGTTGCTTCATAATCAGTCAGCAGGGTGTTACAACAATAACATCTCATGGTGGTCTCCAGTACCATTTAAATCGATTTTAAAGCTCTTTACAGCCGTTTTCTCATACATTTGATACCTACACCTCATCTTCTTCTTCATCGCCTCCTAGAGCCTCTCCTGAGACGTTGTCACAATCCCAACTTACCCATTCGCAATCCATCTGCTCAGGTGAATAAGTATTAGCTCGATTAACTTCAGGCATTATCTCCATTAAGGAAAGAGTCTCGTGAATCAGATTGTGTGTTATAATATACCTCATAATAGTTTCTAAACTCCTTAGCTAATTTTCTCCAAGTAGGCATATTAGTTTCTCCTACTTCTCCTTCATACAATGTAGAAGCAATCCCACCTCTGTTTAGTATAGCGATTAACTCTGCGTCTGTCATTTTATTAACTCCTTATAAATATTTAATACAGTATCTATTACTGAGGATACTGCGAATATAATCAATAATATATCTTCTCTGTTCATATTAGTTCCTATGATAAGCGTCATGGGGATGTGTGAACATGCTGGCTAATAGCTCATCTACATTCTTAAACCATTGAATTACCTTTAAGCCATTAGCCTGATAAATAGTAAAGCTCAAAATAGTGCCTCCTCAAATTGAAACTTCGGTGCTTTTCTTAGCTCGATAGTCCAAGCATTAAAGCCTACGAATGCGAGAGCCTCAGCTTTAGTATAAAACCATCTAAAGGCGATACCATCCTCATCGTGAACCCAATATTTACTTAGCATTTACAATTTCTTGCGTAAGATAGGCAGTGCATGTTAGGAATGCTTTCTTAATCTTGTTAATTTTCTTGACATCGTCCCAGTCTATATGGTCATTGGCTGGTCGCTTGTGAGCATTGACTGCCATCGTTACCAAGTCAAGCAGAGAGATAGTCTCGACTGCTTTAGGGTCATCGCCTACGAAGAGCTGAATTTGCCCTCTATCATTCATCCAGATATCTACATCAAGGTCTACGCTAATTTTACTCATTTTCGTTTGCTTTCACATAAGAATGTAAATTAAACCATATTTCACGCAGGGATGTAGGATACATTTCCAATAACCAATCTTGAAAAGCGTTGGCTGGGTTAATGTTTAACAAAAAACCCTCTTCATCTCTGCATTGCATTAAACAAACTACTAAATTTTCTAATGATTCTTGACTAATATTCTTTTTATCTGACTTCATAACTTCTCCTTATTTTTAAAATCTTTAGACATCCAAGAGTCTACCGCTTGGTCTACATGGTCGCCTGTGAGCCACACGTGCGTAGTCATCTTACCATCACACAGCACGATAGCTGGTGCAATCTCTTCTTGAGGCACATCCCATGAGCCATCACGTAGCCAGCGATAACGTTCAGCATCTAAGAAGTTCTGATTGTCGCTTAACATCTTAGCGAACAGGTGTGCTCTGTTATCCTCTTGTGCTTCGAGAGCATCAGCAGCCCTCATCAGGAGTGAGCGAGTAACGACGTACTCATCCTTATCAGCGTATGCTCTTAGTTGTTTAACGAGGTTCTCAACCATGATTACTCCATACTAAAATTTGAACTACTACACAAGGAAAAAGCAATAACCAACCAACCCATACAAAAAGTCCTACAAAAATGTTTTGTAAATCTAATGACCAATTATATAAAAAAGCAAAGACCATTAGGTAGAAAACTGCTAAACATCCTAAGAAAATTATCATTGTTTTACAGTCTCCGCAGAATGATACATGGACAAAATATCCATAATTACTTTACCTTCACCATATTTTAACATCATAGCGACTGCGTCGGCAAGTGTATTGTGGTAGCAAAATTCTTCCCACATTAGTTTAGCCTCTTCAGGAAACATCTCAGCCTGTGTATTAGTCATAGCCGTATTTCTCCACGTGTGTAATAGCCTTATCATACGCTAAAGTTGCATAAAAGTCTTCTACTTCTTTCACGACAATCATCGGAGCATGCGACTGCGTAGGGTATTGCTCCAGCGTATAACCTAGAGCCTTGAGTGCATCAGCCCATAAGTCTTCGTCAGGCATAGGATATTCATCCCTGAGAATGGTCTCAGTCCAGTACACGACGGCATCGTTAAAAGCCTCTTCGTCATCCTCATCGTCTTCAGGTTCATAATACCTATCTTCCGTATACATGGTTTAATCCTCCAAGTTAAGTAGTAAGTGTAAGCCCTTTACTTCTAGCGTACAACCACTAGCAACATAAGTAGCACCATTTGATTCTACATGCTGTACTGTAGCCTCAGGAAAGTTCTCATCCATATAAGTAATCAAGTCATCTTTGGTATTAAAAAATATATCATGCTTCATTGTATTACTCCCAGTCTTTAAAGTCACCACTACGCTCATTGTCAAAATAACCCTGCATGTATACTGCTATCTCTTCATCGGTCAAATCAGTGACGGCCTCGCCGTTGTAACTGCCTTCAGGATAATAGTGAGGCCTCATTGGCCTGCGATAATAAGAGTCAGCTCCGCCTCTATCGTATAGGCTGCCATGGTTTGCTATTGTGCTGTGAAAGTCTATTGCGCTCATGATATTTTCCTTTATGCGTGTACGTTATTAGTATTAAACAAGTCTCTACCTAAGTCTATTAGGGTTTTCCCTTGCTCTTCAGTCATCCCTCTATGCTCTGCAAACAATGCAGGGCTAAGATAGTTATTTTTAAAGTCCAAATACTGCTCGATTAAATAGTCTCTAGTGCTCATGGTTTAATCTCCTACTCTTATAAATTGAAAATGGTCTTTAATAAACTGCTCGGCCTCATCCTGGACAATCTCCCAATGGCCTGTAGTGTTGCCATTAGTATCTCGCACTTTTCCCTTAGTAAGGCCCAGGCCTACATCACTTGCAATGTATTCCACGTTCTTTCTTAGCTCGTATCCTAGGTCCTGGTATGCGTCGTTATCCAGGTTAATATTTAATTTGAATTCCATTATGCATTCTCCATTAACTCGGCCCAGTCCTGGCCTCTTTCTGCTGCAACAAAATCATATGAACCTTTTGTACCTGCTTGCACTTGGTCTCTAGATGGAATGTGATTACCATAATAATCTCTTGCTTCGCTCTTACCTAGCATGCAAAGGCCTGCCGATATTGCGTCCATCATGGCCCTGCCATATGAACCCTGAAGGCCCCATAATCCACTGTTAATAGTACGTTGCAAGGCCTGGTAATAATCCTCCATTGTGGCCTCTTCGTCGCATTCGATTGTATCGATATCATTTAAGCTTAGCATTATTTTACCCCTTGAATTAAACCGTCTACCATTGTGACAGTCGCAAAAAACTCTCGGCCCAGGCCTGTAATATGGGGACGGTTTGCCCCTGTAATGCTGCCAGTGGCCTTATACTCAGGACCAAATAAACTGGTCTCTATATATCGCAACGGTTTACCAATGCTTTCTTTTAATGCTTTCTTGCTTACGTATTTAAGTACAATCATTTTAAATTCTCCTAGTTAGTTAGACTACAATTACAGTTTAGTAAGTAAAACCTATATCGTCTATAGGTGTTTACCCTTAGTTAAGTACAAATCCTGAATTATCTTTTACGGCCTTGCCCTTGGCATACAATGCGACAATATGGCCTTGAGGCTCAACGTGACGCACGTCGCTATCGTCACCAGGTAAGACGGTCATGCCCTTGAATGTTAATGGGATATCGGCCTTAAACCTAAACACTGCAGCGATACGGAATTGGTTTTTAATAGCAAGCTTATTAAATTTTGTAAACGTGCTGGCCCCTGAATAACTAAACGTCAAATCATAATTATTGGGTAAGTCTTTTCTATTGGGTATTTTTGTATAATCGTAAAATTGTACCAATGGAAAACGGGCCATTAAATTGGGATAAGCTTTACCGTCAAAGTCTATAAACCCTTCATTTTCCCAGCGTATGTCCGACGTACCGTTTAACCTAATAAGCAATTCCTGGCCCAGCTTAGCAGCTTTACGCTGGCCCTTTTCTATATCTTTTATTAGGTTTAACAGAAAAGATTGTTTATTATTAAAAAAGCTTTTAGTCTTATTGATACGTGCCAATTGAATAGAATTGAATGCGCCTCGGCCTGCAGTGTATAAACAGGCCTTTTCACAATTGGCAGCTTTTGCCATTGGGCATACCTGGTGACCTGATATATCCGACGGGGCCAGATATAGGATACCTGTATAAAATCCCAGCTTTTCACCTTTGACGGTTTTCGCATTGGTATTAAAACCTAGTAAGGCCTTGCGCTTGAATTGTAATTTATAACTCATGATGTATTGTCCTTTTAAAGTGTATCAGTAACGATAAGTATGAGCACTGTAAACAATCCTGCCATTAGGATAAACCCTAAGACGTTTGCTAGTATGTTAATTAGTTTATGCATGGTGTAACCCTTTATTGAATAGTTAAACTGTAAAGCATGTATACACTATAACGGGCCATTGCCATATAAATCTATAGGGATAAACCCTAGGTTTTAAGCTTTTACATTTCACAATATGAGAAAAGCCAGGGCCATTCTATAGGGGATAACGGGATAGTAACTGCAGGGCATTGGGCAGGGTTGTCTTATCATTTCGCATTGTGGAATAGTACTTAGGTAATGAAGGTAAGTTATTGAATAGATTACTGCAGCGATAACTCATTAATTAATACGATAGTTTATAGAGTCTTTATCGATTAATTAGATAAGGGCTTGGCAGTACTTAGCAGGCCTGGGCAAAGCTGGGGAGAATCCCTATAGATTTACAGGGCAGGGGAGGGTCAAAAAGAATTATTATAGTTTTTATATAACGCTATTTATAACGCTGACATACTTTTTAAAACAAGGGGTAGTATCCGCATAGAGAAGTCTAGGAAAGACTGCAGAGTTACTAGGCAGGGCTAACCTGTGCTCGGTAGCCTGTGGAAGATGTGCTCGAAGCACTGTGAAGGGCTGAGAAGTTCTCTTTGCCCTATAGTACTACATAGATAAAGACATCTTAGTAGCTACTTAGTAATAACCTTTAATAGTAAACTCTATAAAATACTTACTATACAGAAACTAAAAAGAACTACTAAGATACTATACAGTATATAATAGCATACATTTTTAGATTTGTCAAGTACTATCTTCATTGTCTTTATTGTCTCTTTTAGATTAGGGTTTTGTATCTCATAGTATACATAACGTAGGTATTTGTAAACAATGAGATACATTTTGTATCTTTTAAAATAATCCTTGACTTTTAAACAAAAGCATGTTATAATGACCCCACAAGTAAAGGAACGTATGACAAGGCGTAAAAAGAGAGATTTAAAAGCTGAAGGTAAATGGTGGTCGGATACTCAGAAACTTGAGGCTGCTACTACATTCTTAGCTTTAGGCAATGGCGCACAGACTGCTGCTGTCTTAGACATACCCTTAGCTACCTTTAATCGTTGGCGTTATGCTGACTGGTTCAAGAAGATGGTTGATGACCTTAAGTCTGAAGATAACTTAAAGCTCAATGCTAGGTTAACTAAGATTGTGTCTAAAGCTTTAGATGTGACTGAGGACCGCTTAGAAAAAGGTAACTATCAATATGACCCTAAGACTTCTGAGCTAATTCGTGTTCCTGTCAGTTTAAAGGATGCTACCAAGGTCGCTAATGATATGTTAGCTCGTAAGGACATCATTGAAGATAAGCCTATACAGGAGCAGATAGAGCGTACTGTAGACGACAGACTAGCTAAGCTTGCTGAACAGTTCAGAGCCTTTGCTAAGCCTAAAACAACTGAAAAAGATATTACACCTCAACCTTTGGTACTCGAACATGCCCCGCAAGGAACCACGTAACTACAAACAAGAATATAAAGACTACCATGGTACTGGGACTCAAAAGAAGAACAGAGCCTCCAGGAATGGTGCAAGAGCTGAAATGGCTTCTGCTGGTAAGGTCTCCAAAGGTGATGGTAAAGAAGTTGACCACAAGAAACCTTTAAGTAAAGGCGGTAGTACCGCTAAGAGCAACCTTCGAGTTGTAAGCAAGGCAGTAAATAGAAAAAAAGGTAATAGAACGAGTGGAGCTAACAAGTGAAGTCATTGAAGGTTTTAGTAACGCCTGTCTAGTTAAGAACTATGATTCGGCTACGGAGACCCCAGAATTCCACAGAGAACTGTGGAGCTTGTGCTGCCATAAAGACAAGTTTGTTGCTATTGCTGCTCCTCGTGGTCATGGTAAATCTACTGCCGTCACTTACGCATATTGTCTTGCAGAAGTACTATTTCGTAGGTCTAAGTATGTCTTGATTGTCTCAGACAGCTTCTCGCAAGCTGGTTTGTTCTTAGGTGATATTATTAAAGAACTCAGGGACAATGACGATATACATGGTTTATTTGGTAACATTGAGTTGACAAAGCAAACCGAAGATGATATAATAGGTAAATTCGATGATGGTCATACATTTAGAATCCAAGCTAAAGGTTCAGAACAAAAGCTTCGTGGTTTGAAATGGCTGAACAAACGTCCAGACTTAATCATCTGTGACGATATGGAATCTGATGAACAGGTTCTAAACAAGGATAGACGTGAAAAGCTTCGTAGATGGTTCTACTCAGCTCTTATCCCTGCTCTGTCAGTTACAGGTAAGATTCGCATAGTAGGTACTATTTTGCACTTAGACTCCCTTCTTGAAAGGTTGATGCCTGAGTCCCAACTAGCCTCGCTGGGCACTAAAGCTTTAAAGAATCTCATTACTGAAGATTTAAAGCAGTTTACAAATTACAAGACTTCTTGGTTGTCCATTAAGTACAGAGCACACACAGATGACTTTAGTAAGATACTGTGGCCTGATAGATGGAACAAGAAAGCTTTAGAAGAGCGTAAAGCTCAATACGTCGCACAAGGTTTGGCTGACGTATATTCTCAAGAGATGCTCAACGTACCTCTTGATGATGCTAACGGATTCTTTAAAGAAAGTGATTTTACTCCTTTAAAAGACGAAGATAGAAAACTTAACCTAAATTATTATATAGCTGCTGACTTGGCGATTAGTCAGAGACAACACAGCGACTATACTGTATTCGCTGTAGCTGGGATGGATGACCAAAATCGTTTGCAATGCGTTAACGTAATCCGTGATAGGATGGATGCTAAACAGATTGTTGATACTATCCTAGCTTTACAGCGAACGTATGAACCAGAACTCTTCGGCCTTGAGGCTGGAACAATTCAGAAAAGTATTGGACCCTATCTGAATGAAGAAATGCTGAAAACAGGTACTTTTGTTAATGTCATGCTTCTGAAGCCCAGTGGCGACAAACTATCAAGAGCACGTAGTATGCAAGCACGGATGAGAGCAGGTGGTGTTAAGTTTGATACTCATACTGATTGGTTCCAAACGTTTAAGGATGAGTTGTTACGTTTTCCACGTGACCGTCATGATGACCAAGTCGATGCCTGGGCTTATATAGGCTTAATGATTGATAAAATGATGGAAGCAGCTACACCAAAAGAACTAGAGGACGAAGAGTACCAACAAGCAATGCACGACTATGGTTACGGACAAGAAGGACGAAATGCAGTCACTGGTTATTAAAACTTGCTCTAAATGTAAAATTGAAAAGTCTGCAGAAAGCTTTAATAAAAAGCAAACTAAGTGTAAAATATGCCAAGTAGCCTATGAAAAAGAATGGCGTATTAAAAATTCAGATAAGAAAAATAAAACAAATGCTGAATGGAAAAGTAAAAATAAAGGCAGCGTAAACGCTATAAATAAAACATATAAAGTTTTAAAAAGAACCCCAAGCTGGGCTAACTTAGTAGCAATTAAAGCTAAGTATCAATTAGCTGCTATGTTTAATAAGCATACAGAAGATATATGGCATGTTGACCACATTGTGCCTTTACAGGGTGAAAATGTTTGCGGATTACACGTTGAATATAATTTGCAAGTTATTCCTGCTAAAGAAAACCTTTCCAAGGGTAATAAATTTTGAAACTAAATACCGAACTTAACTTAGATGAGATTGTCTCTCTACCAAATATCGCTGATATTTTGGAAGAGGCTGACCTCAATACTATTAGCTACAACGTCTACAAAGGATTTCAAGCTGACTTGGAGTCTCGTTCTGCTTGGGAAAAACGTACTGAAGATGCTATGAAGTTAGCTCTTCAGGTAGCTGAAGCTAAGTCTTTTCCTTGGCCTGGAGCGTCCAATGTCAAATTTCCGCTTATTACTATTGCTGCTTTGCAGTTTCATGCTCGCAGTTATCCCGTACTTATTAACGGGGAGACTCCCGTACAGTGTCGTGTAATCGGTGACGACCCTACAGGTGCTAAAGAGCAACGTGCTCATCGTGTAAGCCAGTTCATGTCTTACCAGATTCTTGAAGAAGACACTACGTGGGAATCTGAGATGGATAGAGTTCTTATCTCTCAGCCTATTGTAGGTTGTGCCTTTAAGAAATCTTACTTTGACCCAATCCTAAAGTACAACGTCTCTGAGCATATCCTTGCTAAAGACTTTGTCGTAAACTATTGGACTAAGCATTTAGATACGTCCCCACGCATTACCCAAATCCAATACCTATCTAAGAACGACATCTATGAGCGTGTAGCTCGTGGCTTGTGGTCTGAGATGAAGGAAGGCCGTCCTGCTGCTGTTCCTCAGTCAAACATGACTTTGGCTCAGAACAAAGCTCAGGGCATGACTGCTCCTGATTCTATTGACGATAGCACTCCTTACGAAATCCTAGAACAACATACCTTCATTGACTTTGACGGTGATGGCTACGCTGAGCCGTACATCATCTGGATGCGTCGTGATACTAAACAAGTTCTCCGCATTGTAGCTCGCTACTTCGACACTTCTATTGAAAGAGATGAAAAAGGTAATGTCCTCTCCATCAAAGCAGAAACGTACTTTACTAAGTTCCCTTTCATTCCCTCACCTGATGGTGGATTCTATGACCTCGGTTTTGGAAGTCTTCTTGGACCACTTAATCAGAGTATCGATACCCTTCTCAACCAGCTTATTGACACAGGCACGATGGCCAATACCGCAGGTGGATTCCTCAGTCGTGGAATCAAGCTCAGAGGCGGTAACTACAACTTCGCACCTTTAGAGTGGAAGCATGTCGATACGACAGGCGATGACCTGCGTAAAGGTATTATGCCTTTACCTGTTAGAGAGCCTTCTCAAGTTCTGTTTACATTGCTTAGTATGCTTATCAACTACGGTGAGCGTATTGGTGGCTCGGTTGACATCTTGTCTGGTCAAAACCCAGGTCAAAATACTGCTGCTGAGACTACAAGGACAATGGCAGAACAAGGAATGAAGATTTTCTCTGGTATCTTTAAACGTACCTACCGTAGTCTTAAAGATGAGTTCCGTAAGTTGTATCGCTTGAACCAACTGTACCTACAAGGTATTGAAAACTACAATAGCGACCAAGGTCAAAACTTTATTGATGCTGATGACTTCTCAGGTCCTGTATCTGATGTACGTCCTGCAGCAGACCCTAACATTGTTTCAGACACACAACGTATTCAACAGGCTTCTGCCTTACTCCAGTTAGCAAGCACTACCCCTGGTATGAATATGTATGAAGTTCAGAAGAACTACCTCAGAGCAATGAAGGTAAACAACATTGAACAAATCCTACCAGACCCACGTGGCCCTAACGCTATTAAGCCAGGACCGTCTGAGAAGGTACAGATTGAACAAATGAAGATGCAAACTAAACAAGCCGACATGCAAATGCAGTTCAAACTAGGCATGATGAAGCTTATGAAGGATGTTGAAATCAACCAAGCTAAGATTCACAAGTTAGAAGCAGACGCTATCCTTGCCGTAGAACAAGCAGGTGGTGTGAAAACTGGTCATGATATTGCGATGCTAGATGCTCAAATTGGAGCAGCCAAAGCACACAATGAAGGAATTCAATCTGCTTTACGAGCCATGATGGACCTCGAAAAGCACATGAATGATATGTCTCAACCTACACAGGTAGAGGAACAAAAACCAGAGATGTAACAAGGAGGTAGTATGGCTATTGTAGTAACAGAGCCTGAGTTTAATGAATGGAAAGCAAGTCGTGTAACACAAGCCTTTATGAGGGCAATACACAACGACAGAGAGTGGTTAAAAGAAATGTTGTTAGCAGGAACCGAAGACGATGCGAGTATTCGTGGAAGAGCAGCAGCATGTACAGCTATTCTAGCTTTAGACTACAACGAGTTAATGAATTCAGTAACGGAGAAGAAGGATGACTAATGTGTCTGGCATTACTCCAGTATTTGATAGGATTTTAATTAAGCCTCTCGAAGTGGAAGAAAAGACAGCAAGTGGAATCATTATCTCTACTGCAGAGACCAGCGAGCGAGAACAGCTTTCAAATACTACAGGTGAGATTATTGCCTTAG